ACCGTTTGCTTCTTCAACCTTTAAAATCGCGTTGCTAGCTGTGTAGGCGTGGACTAATGCGTCAGGCGAACTAGTACCAATACCCACACGGCCGCTGGAGTCTATGCGAAATCTTTCCGTGCCGCTAGAGCCAAATGCCAGATAACCATCGTTTCCTGCGCCACCTCTGTAGAAATCTATAAAGCCGTTTGTAGCAGTGCCATTAGCGTAGTCTAAAGCCAGTCTGTAAAGACTAGTGTTTGCCGAAGCTCCGTTGCCTGAAGTAGCACGAAGTTCAAAATTCGTACTTGCTCCAGTAAGGTTAAGCAGGGCATCGTTAGTCGTTCCCGCTACTTCCAAAAGAGCGCTAGGCGAACTAGTCCCAATACCCACGTTATTGCCCACAACACTGAGAACATTATTACCTGCTCCAGAGCCAGTTTTTAGGTTAATCGTTTCCCCATCACCATGTGCCCAGATGTTCAAATGACCACTAGAATCTAATTCTATAACGCCAAGCTCAGAGCCATTAGCAAGTCGCATGTGCTGGTCGGTAGTATCTATAAGTAGTGCCGCTGAAGCATGTGCGGCAGCACCCAAACCTAACCTTGTTATTTCACCAGTGTCCGCCGTGACGCTGCCCGTGACATTAATGCCTGTGGAGGTGGTGGCTAGTTTGGCGGCGTTGTCGTAATACGCAGTCACGGCTCCGCCATCGTCAGCAATAATATATTGCTCCCCAAGCGCACTTTGCATCCGGAGGTTATTAGCCATTATTCTTAGGTTGCCAGTGCCTTCATCTAATATCCTAGAATCGCTGCCTGTATGATAAATCTGTAAATCATCACTAGCACCAAACGTAGCTTTGTCATTGTCGCCCAATGCTATGCCACCGTTGGCTGTGATTTCGCCTGATGCAGATAACGTAGTAAATGCGCCAGTAGAGGCAGACGATGCGCCGATAGCCGTGCCGTCAATAGTGCCTGAGTTGATGTCAATCCCAGTAACAGGGGTCGTACCATCGAGGAGATTATCAATCTCATCTAGGTTGGTGTTTATTTTGGTTCCCCAAGTATCTTCTGAAGCGCCGACTTCTGGCTTGGTCAGACCATAGGTGGTTGTAGTTGTATCAGCCATTTAAGCGGCCTCCCATAAAGTTGTATATTCAGCCACATCGGCCCATTCATTAGCAGCGCTTGCTACGTCTGCATAAGTTGCGTCATCTCCAGGGCTGTCTGTCCATAGGATAGACCCTGAAATATTTAATAATGCCGACGACGACATAACAGTCACGCCACCAGCCGTAATATTGCCAGACATAACCGCCTGGCTTGTTGCTGCAATCGCCGACTCGGCAACTACTATCGTAACAGCATTTGCTGTTGCAGAGGACGCAGCACTTACTGCCGATATGCCTTGCTGTATCCTGGCGCCTGCAGATGCCACAGAAGAGGTCGCCGATATAGATAGCTCGCCTCCCCGTATCGCAATGCCTGCACCTGTAGTAGATGATGCAGCCGCAATAGCTGACCCAGTCTGCAATATAACCTGCGGATCTGCCTGCGCTGCAGATGTTACTGCAATCGCAGAAGAATCTTCTCGTACAGCCTGGCCTGAGATAGACGTAGATGCCGCTGCCGATATAGCGCAGCTAGCCTCTTTTACAAACCCAGCAGTAGCCGATACAGCAGACGTGGCTGCTATTACAGACGCGCCATCCTCTAGGTTAGCAGTCGAGTATGCAGCCTGCCCGTATTTATATACGCCATAGAGCATATTAGTCTAGCGTGATATCCAGGTCGCCAGCAGGGATGCGGAACACGTCACCAGTAGCAATTGTCTTGCTTGCAGTCAATGCGCCATAGGCTAGCAGGTTGCCGCTTGTGGCTGCGTCGAATACGCCGACGTGAGTAATAGTGCCCCAGTCGCCTGTAGCTGTTGCCCACTCTTCTGCAGATGTGTTGCTGGCAGTGTCGCCAGATACAGTAAATGCTGTGGCCTGGCGAGCATAGCCGCTGCCTGACAGCTCTGTACCACCACCCGTGTCACTAGGCGCTGCAGTGTATAGTCCAGTGTATAAAGTGCCTGGGGCTGTGTAGGCGTTGCCACCAAACACATGGTCCAGGACCTCTGTTTCTAAGAAGTTTGAAAAGCTCATCCGAGTCCTCGTATTTTAGTTGTCAGGCCAACACCAGAATAAGCTGCCTGTTCAGAAGTTAAGTTTAGTTTGTCTACCGCCTCACCATACAGTCGAGCCCACACCTCAGCCCGGCCATCTTCAGCCAGGTATGGTGCAGAGTTAAGCAGTGAGCCGTACAGGTAGATGTCTGGATATGATGTCAGCAGCCAGTTTGTCGTCGCGCTGTCGCTGAGGGAAGGTATCTGCTGGATGTATAGCAACTCAGCAGCATATGAGCCGTCAGGGGTAGGGAATACCTCAAACTGGCCCTCAGAGTGTGCATAGTATCTTGGCTTGCCTGCTACATTCTCTGCGCCCTGGCGCTTGTCAGCCATTGCCTGAGTGCTTAATAGGTCCATCGCAGAGGTTTTCTGGCCGGTCAAATGCAGGCGTATAGTCTCAACCCAGTCGCCTGGCTTTGTTAGGTACTGGCCGTCAATTGTAGTCGATGCCCTGTTCTCCATCTGCCAGTGACGGATGTCTCTGTTCATCCTGGCCTCGCCCAACGCAATAAATGTCGGGATCACAGAAGTCAGGTCAGACCTGTTCAAAAAGTCTGCCATTGAAGACTGCAGCTCGCTGTATGTACTTATTGCCATTATGGCCTCCAGTTATTGGGCCGATTATACCACTAAATGGGGCTTAATAACCCGCCAATCAATCTAGCCTGGTCCCTGGCCCTTTGATCCCTCTCATCCACAAAGCTGTAGTCTAGAAGTCCGCCCAGGCGATCACGCAAGGGGGTGCGCTTTGGCATGGTCATGGTGGATATGGCTGTAGGAAGCTGAGACACAAAGTCTACCGTATCGACAGCGCCTTCAAGGGCTCCCATTCCTATCTCGCCAATTGTCGGCAGCATCTGTGAGCGGCGGTATGCAGCCAGCTCTGGGGATACCTGGCCAAATGCAGCAGACCCCATGGCACGCAACCTGGCGTCCTCACGCATCAGGGTGTCAAACTTCTGAGCTTCTGCCGCTTGGGCTCTTTGGTTAATCTGAGCGTACTCGTTAACCATGTCGCCAAATGATTGCTCCTGCACTACAGGGGCTTCGCGGTATTCTCTGGGTTCTGCGGTTTCTGCTGCGGTCAGTAATCCAGCCGCAGGCACAGCATATGCTCTATCAAATCCGCGCAACTTTACTGCATTTGGGTCTGGTCTTCCTTCAGGGTACAAAACATCTTCGACAGTATCGTAATTATCTTTGCCCATTCGATTCTGGACCTGCTCTAGCAATCCTCGATCACGAGAGTTCCACATTGCGGCGCCTTGAGGGCTTAGCGTAGTAGATGGTACTAGCTGGTTGCCACTAAGCTCTTCGATAGCGTCATACACTTCGCGGCCTATTCCTTGCCTGCGATATTCTGGAGCAATCTCCGTATTTTGAGATGACATATATCCTTCGCCAAATCCAGAATCTAAAGCGTAATTAGTATCTACCGAACCTATGCTCTTAGTGTCATCGCCTTTCTGAAGGTAATACTGGCCAACCCGGCTATCTTCTGGATCAACTACATCAATCAGCTTCATGCCGCGATCTGCCAGCTTAGCGATAGATGCATCAGCTTCTTGGGGTGCTAGCGCAGCAAGAGCTCCAGCACCGCTTAACAATCCAACTGCTGCAGGCGAATCCACCTTAAATCCTTTTTCAGATAAGGATTTTAATAAAGGCTCATCAATTAGCCCTCCCCAATATCCCACCTCCATAGCTCTGCGGGGAACTTCTCTAGTCGAAAGGTAATCTGGTCCTTGCGGTCCGGTATCAAAGGTGCCGTCTTTTTTCCTTTTCCGGGCATACCGTTGCGGGTTTAAATCCATGGCAGTAACATCAGTATCTAGCGTCCCTTTGTACTCGCCGGCCAAAGCAGAAGGGTAAGTAAGGTTCCCTTCTCCTGCCAAAGTTCCTCGACTTAAATCTATTTCACCTACATTTTGGAACCCGCTGTCTGGGGATAAAAGTTGCGACTGGTCTGCAACAGCAAGCCTTGCTTGCGTCTGAGAAATGCCACCTTGATTGCGATAATTTACGTCCATCATATTCATGACAGCTTTTCTTTGAGTATCTTTTAGGTTGCCGTACTGCAGCAAGCTTTTAGGGTCGTCAACTCCAGCCCAGTCTGGAATCAACTGTTTCATGTCTTTGTCCAGTTGCTTTTTGACGGCTTTAGGCATATTAGCAGCAGCCCAGGAAAGCATTGTCTGCCCCGTTAAATGAGCAAAGTCACCACCACTTGGGGTCATGCGCCACGGCAAGTAAACGGGAGATTGTCCAAACTCCGCTTTAAGCTCATTGGCGGCCTTTTCCATATCCGGTACTACATTTTCTGCAGACGCCCAAACCTTACCAGGGTTTTCGCGCATATAATCTTGGCCGCCAGTTAATCGGAGGGGGTGGGCGAGAGGCTTATTGCCGATGCCTTCTAGTATCCCGCCTGCAGCAATTCTGTCAGACATGGTAGTTAGATAAGGGCGCCCCACTAAGTCTTGCAATGCAAGGCGCTGATAAGGGATCATTGTGTTAGTGTTAATTACATCAGGGCGCTTTTCAGGGAAATCTTTTACCCTGACCGTTTTGCCTGGAAAAAATCTAGGGTCAAACTCAGACCTATCGTACTTAGCCTTTTCAATAGCGTCAGAAACAGCCTTACCGCCTGTTTTGAGCGCAGCCTCTAATAACCCTTTAACAGCCATAACCAAATCCAGTCAAGTCACAAAGGCCCGATTATATCATATTGACTACACAATGCCTTGTAGGTT